AAATATTATTTCAAATAGTGACGTAATCACCAATGAAGCTCTTCGAGTTTTGCATCAAAAATGTGGTTTCATTGGGTCTATCAATAGACAATATGATGATTCGTTCGCAAAGAGTGGTGCAAAGATTGGGGATTCATTAAGGATCAAATATCCTGCTTCTTACACCGTCCGACAAACAATGACGCGATCTGTGCAGGATCACGTTGAAACCAATACAACGTTAACTGTATCGAATATTTCTGGTGTTGACGTTGACTGGACATCGCAAGAGTTGACAATGAAATTTGATGATTTTAGCGCTAATCATATTGTGCCAGCAATGGCAGTGATTGCCGCTGACATCGAATCTCGTTGCTTAACTTTGGCGAAAAATGCAGTTGCACAACAAGCAAATAATATCGGCGTAGCAGCTACTTACCGAAAATTATTGGAAGGCAGAAAAATGCTGGTTGATGCACTTGCGCCGCAAGATAGTTCTTATGCTTGTCAGTTGAATACTACTGACAATATGGAATTAGTTGACGCGTTAAAAGGTCAATTTAATTCTCAAAGTACTATCGGAAAGCAAAACAATAGTGGTTACTTAGGAAATACGGCTGGCATGGATTTTTTTGAAAATACATTACTGCCTGCTCACACCTCTGGAACTGCCGCATCTGCAACAGGTTATTTATCAAACGGAGTCGGTCTAACAGGTTCTACTATTGCAGTGGACACTGGTACAACGACATTTACTGCTGGTGATACTATCACTTTTGCCGGTGTTTTTGATGTCCATCCTGAAACTAAGCAAACTCGCTCTAACCTGAAGCAATTTGTAGTTACTGCGAATGCTGGACCATCTGCGACATCTTTATCTATTAGTCCAGCTATTGTTGCAACAGGTGGAAATAAAAATGTAAGTAATGCTATCGCTGATAACTCAGCAATTACTAAAGCTGCAGGTGCATCTGTGACGCATGGTATTTCACTTGCGTATCATAAGGATGCGTTTACTTTTGCGACCGCTGATCTTGTCATGCCTTCTGGTGTTGATATGGCATCGCGTAAAGTTTATGATGGAATATCTATCAGTTTTGTTCGTGATTTTGATGTTACTTCACGGGACTTCAAAGGCCGCTTTGACGTTCTATGGGGTTTCAAAGATTTACGTCCACAGCACGCAGTGCGTTTAGCAAATAGCTAACCGGAGAGGGGCGGGGAGACTCGCCCCTATTTTAATGGCAACAGCAATTGAAGTAATTAATCATGCTTTAAGTAAGGCCGGAGTCACTATTGCAGGCCAAGCAGCGAGTGATGACAAAGCAATGATAGCTCTGGAAATACTAAATGATTGGGTAGCTAGTCTACCAAATGAAGCGATAGATTTAGATATTGCCACTTTGGATTTAGATGATGAGTTATATGTAGATGATAAGGATTTATTTGCTATTAAGTTAAATTTAACCGTATTATGCGCAGAACATTGGAAGTTAGAAATTCCACAAATGACTATGATCAGAGCTGAAAGAGCTTTAAACGATATTCTCGAAAGACAGCAATTAAAATCATTTAAAGATATTAAACTCGATCCAATGCTTACAGATCACACGATAGCGTCAGATGTTAATACCAATTAATATCACTGGCTCTGTATCAAAGAACAGGGCTAATTCGCTCTCTAATCAGCAAACTTTTGGATTCTATCCGGAAGCTACAAAAGAAGGTTTTGTTTTAAGATCATTTCCGGGTTTAAAACATTTTGCATTAGGCAATGGATATTGTAGAGGCGCTGATGTTAGGGAGAATTTTATTTATCATGTGCAAGGTTCTAAACTTTACTCTATTAATGTTTCAGGGACAGTGACATTAATCGGTAATATCCCGGGTACTAGTAGATGTATATTTTCTGGAATTGGCGATAACGTTGTGATTGTTTCAGATGGGATTGTTAATTATTGGAATGGAGTTACTTTATCTATTGCCACTGACATAGATTTTGAAACACCGAATTCCGCGACACACTTGAACAATAGAGTTATTTACGATGGAGACGGTGGAAGGTGGGCTTGTAGTGATGTAGGGAACGCTATTAGCATAAATGCTTTAAATTACTCAACTGCCGAGAGTCATTTTGATTCATTAGTTAGAGTATATGCTTATGACCAGATTTTATATTTATTTGGCACACGAACGATAGAGCCACACTGGGATTCAGGCGTAGGTAGACCGCCTTATGAGAGGATGCAGCAAATTATCCAGGTAGGATTAGGAGCTTTGCATTCTGTAGTATCAAATGATAATGGGATATATTTTTTAGGTGACGATAAGAATTTTTATTTTCTGAAAGGTACCTCTTATCAAAGAGTATCGACTATTCCTATAGCGACAGAAATATCAGCATTCGATGGAGTTTCAGACTGTGAAGCAAATGCTTTTACTTACCAAGGACAAAACTTTATATCTTTTACATTTCCTGGAGCCAATAGGACATTTGTCTTAAATGAGTCTGTAGGAGTTGAGAGCGGCTGGTTTGAATTATCAGCATCTAATGATATTGGAACAAAAAAAAGATATATAGGGTCATCATTCTTATTTTTTGATGGGAAGACTTTAGTTACTGATTCAGCTAATGGAAACATATATGAATTAAGTACAAATGTTTATCAAGATGCTAATTTAGAAGTTTTAAGGTTGCGAGACACTGCTACTTTTCATGGCGGAATGATTGGGAAGCCTGGAAAATTGATTACCATGAGTCGGTTTGAATTACTGATGGAAACGGGTGTAGGAACTGATTCCATACCTTATGTTGTCTTGCAAGTGTCAGATGATGGAGGTAGGACATTTTCAAATGAAATGTGGTCAAGTGCAGGCAAGGCCGGAGAGTTTATCTGGAAGGTGGAATGGTTAGGACTAGGGTCATTTTATAACAGAATTCTAAGGGTAAAAACCTCTGGGAATTTCTTTTGGTCAATACACTCAGCAGCGGCTGATATTAGTGTCGGATTATGAGCCAGCCGCCGCCCAAACGAATACCTGTAGAGTTGAATAAATCTATCGGACTAACAGAATATTTTTCTCGTTTGACGGATGGTCTTTATTTTCTATGGCATGAATTTACGAATGGACTAATAAGATTACCAGAATATACTGTTTCTACTTTGCCTGATCCTGTATCAAATGTTAGAAGACAGATTTATGTATCAAATGAATCTGGAGGCGCGACTATCGCATTTAGTGATGGGGTCAATTGGAGAAGAGTGCAAGACCGGGCAATAGTTTCGTGAAATGTGAGTATGTTAAAACTATCAATGATGTTATTGAGATGTTTCCATTGATGGAAAAATTTCAGGAAGACGGACAATATCCACTGACAGGAGCGGTATATATCGGGTGTTACGAGCAGGAAGAGATATCAAGTATCTTAGTCTGGTATAAAAATCTTACTCATTTTTTTGTCAAGAAAGAATACAGGAAGAATGCAAGGGATTACGCAATAGAATCATTAAAGTTATTACCTTTTGAAGAGTTGTTTATAAAAATGCCAAAAGATAAAAAATTGATTAATTTTGCTATCAAATTAGGTTTTGCTAAAATAGCAGAAGAAAATGAACATGTAATATTGAGGAAGTATAATGGGTAAATTATTTGATGCTTTTACTGGTGAAACAGGAGCGGATGCTGCAAAGGCTGGCGCGGCTTCGCAAGAAAGAATGGGACTTGCTGGGATAGCGCAGCAAAACAAATTTTTTGAGCAGTTACAGCAAATGCTTTCACCGTTCATGCAATTTGGCGCGGGTAATATTGGAGCATTGCAGGGTCAGTTAGGATCAAATCCTTTTATGGACAGATTCTCTGAGCTTTCACTAGACCCAAATAGGCAAGCCGAATTTGTTAATAATAATCCATTTTTTAGTGGCTTGAGAGATCAAGCGGTCAATTCATTATTTTCTAACCAGGCCGCAAGAGGAAAATTAGGTTCTGGTGGAACGGCTGAAGAATTACAAAAAAGTTTTATGAATCTTGGAACAGGGTTGATTGACAGAGAATTTAATAATTTAACGCAAGGTGCAAATATGCGCCAGGCTGGTATTAATAATTTATTTAACGCAGTTAATATGGGTCAAAATTCAGCAGCGATGACAGGAAACGCTGGGCTTCAGACTGGAAACCAAATAGCTAACCTATTAAGTGGAATAGGAAATGCTCAAGCGGCTGGTGGAATAGGTGCTGCAAATGCACGGCAACAAGGACTAAATAATTTATTTCAATTAGGAGGACAAGCATTTGGTTCTATGGCTTTGTCTGACATGAGAATGAAAGCTAACATTAAAAGGATCGGCGAAGTCATGGGTAAATTTCTTTATCCGTCTTATGAATTCACTTATGTCGGTTCGCCGTATAAAGTGATTGGAGTAATGGCGCAAGATGTAGAAAAAGTTAATCCTGACGCGGTAGCTAATTTTTATGGTATAAAATATGTTGATTACGGTATGCTATAATGATTGATGCAAATATTTTATTACAAGGAAATTCTGATTTAACTGGTGGAATAAATGCTTTATTCCAAGGTGTAAACCAATTCCAAAATAGGGACTTAACTGCACAAAATAAACTTTTCCAAAAACAAGGCCTTGCAAATCAGATGGATGAGGCTGAGTTTAAATCTATTTATAATGCGGCTAAGCCTTTAATGTTGCAATTAGAGAGTGGAGATGTTGCAGGTGCGAAGAGAGCATTAGAGCAGCGCAGGGAATCGCTTAGGAAAATAGGTTTAAATACAACACAAACAGACGAAGGATTAGACTTATTAAGCCAAGACCCAACCGGAAGAGTATTATTAAATAATGTTAAAAATATCATAAGCCTTGGTGATCAAAGATTTAGCGCAGCACTGGGTAATTTTGGAAGACTTGAAGAGGCTGTAGATAAAGACGGTAATCCTGTATTTATTCAAACCGACAGAACAGGTAAGGCAAAAGCTTTAGAGGATTTTAAGCCTTTGAATAAAGCCGCCTTAGCAGCAGAAAAAGAGCTTGCAGTAATAAAAGCAAGAGAAGGAACGGCAACAGGTAGAGCGGACTTAACTAAAAAACAAATAGACATAGATACAGAGATAAAAAAGAAAGACGAGTCTAAGCAAGCTATGGGTCTCAAGTTTTCTCTTGGATCAGATAAGATAAACAGAATGACAGCCGCAATTGACAGTGCCATTGAAAAGGTAGGAACGACTACGGCTGGCTTTGTTGGGTCAAATTTGGCAAATATTCCTGGTACTAAGGCTAGAGACCTAAAAGCGCAAATAGATACCATTAGAGCAAATATTGGTTTTGACGAATTGCAGAAAATGCGCGATAGTTCTCCAACTGGCGGGGCGCTTGGTAATGTTTCAGAAAAGGAAATAGCATTTTTACAAGCTCTTTTAGCTAATTTAGAACAATCACAAAGTCCTGAGCAGCTTAAAGAGAATTTGAAAGTGACAAAATCTCTAGTCAAGCAAAGTTGGGCAAGAGTCCAAGAGGCTTATAAAATGGATTTTGGAGAAAAGCCAACGAATAATAAAATTGATGTAAAATCATTATCTGACGAAGACTTGCTTAAATTCTAATGACAACAGAAAATCTAGCCAAATTCCAAGAAATAGCAAACAGAGGTCTTCAAGATAAGCTTGATCCTGATAAAAGGGCAAGGTTTGACGAAGCTTTAAGGCGCGGATTAATACAATCGAAAGTTTCACGTGAAACTAAACCTTTAGAATTAAGCTCAACAAATCAAGCGATCAGAGACGCAGGTGTTCCAGAGGGAGCCTTATCCGGATTTACTCCGATTGAGAAGAAAGAAAAACCTCAATTTCCAGACGATCCGTCAACTACTCGCGCAGCCCAGGAATTACCAGAACTATTTTCTAGTGGTTTATTGGCTGGAGAAAACCAAGCAAAGATTGCTCAATTCGCCACGCTTGCCTCTGTCACTACAAACCCAGAAGAAATAGCGAAGATTGCCACTAATTTATTTCCGAGTATAGGAGTTCAGCAAGATTCCGGTGGAAATTTTGTGCTTGCTAATAACAAAACTGGTGTAAGGGCGATTATAAACCGCCCTGGTATTTCTGTAACAGATGTGGCGCAGTTTGCCGGATTAGCTACGGCTTTTACTCCGGCTGGTGCCGCGCGGAATCTTGGAGCGAGAGAACTTGCTAAATTAGCTGGTCGAAGTGCGGCGACTCAAGGCGTTATTGAAGCAGGTCAAGTCGCGTCAGGTGGCGAATTTAATCCAGAGGAAGTAGCTTTATCTGGATTAACCGCTCCGGCAGGACAAGCCGCGACAGAGAAATTACTAAGCCCATTAATCAGGGCGACAAAAGGACAAATACCGCTAAAAGCACAGCAAATTATTAGCGCTGGAGAAGATACAGGAATTCCTGTATTGACCTCAGATATCAGGAACCCTGAATCTATCAATGCTGGTCTGTTTAGACAATTCGCAGAAAGAGTACCTTTTTTAGGTACAGGTGGAATGAGGGGAGCGCAGAACAAGGCAAGAGAAGATTTTGTAAAAGCCTTTGCTGAATCAGTTCCGCCAGTGAATGATAAAGCTATTATGCAGAGCCTTATCAATAAAAAAGACACTATAAAAGCTGCGGCTGGTGAGCGTTATCAGAGAATAATAGCGCAAATGGATTCTCTAGGAGAGATTCCAACGACTAATACAGTAAAGCAAATGGATTCGGTAATAAATGAATTAAAAGACCCACGCAGAGTAACTGATAGCAAAGCAATAGAAGACCTTGTAAAAATAAAAGAGGCTTTATCAAAAGGCCAGAACTTTAGCAGTTTAAAAGGAAACAGAACGGACATTTCAGACATTATCAATAATTTTGATAATGCTGAAAGATCGCAAACTTTCTCAAGAACTAAAAGTCTCCTTGTTTCTGTAAGGGACGCTATGACTAAGGACATGGATGAGTTTTTGCAAAAGTCAGATACCGTTGATTTTAATAAATACAAGCAGGCTGATAGGATATATTCAGAAGAATTTAAGCTACTGTCAAAATCAAGGCTTAAAAATGTGTTAGATAAAGGTGATATAACTCCAGAGCAATATAGGAATTTAATGTTTAGCTCAAAGCCATCAGAGCAGCGTATTTTATACGATTCTCTTGGAAATGACGGTAGAGCGAATGCTAGGATTGCTATTTTAGACGAGATTATTAAAAAATCTGGCGGAGTAGACGATATCACCCCGGCAAAATTCACCAGAGAATTAAGGAAAAATTCTAGCCAGATAGACATTTTTTTCAAAGGTCGTGAAAAGCAGCAATTACAAGGATTAGAAAGGCTTTTAGTCGCAACCAGACACGCAGAAAATGCAAAAGGCGTAACAAACACGGGTCAAGTATTACAACAAGGTGCATTAGTTGGATTAACGGCGGGATCAGTGATAGGGAATCCTATCGCTCAGCTTGCGGCTGTTTTTTCTGGAACCGCTGCTCTAGGTGCAAAAGTTTACGAATCAGCACCTGTTAGAAATGCGCTATTAAAGTTAGCTAATACTAAAAGAGGCTCGAGAGCAGAAAGAGAGGCTTTAGACGAGATACTCCCAATTATTAATGCAACAATCCAAGCGACAAGGCAGGAACAATAATGGCATTTACACCGATAGCAACAGGAATCCAATACGAGAAATCCACCGGGGCACCATATTCAGGTGCTGTTTTAAAGGCGTATCGTGCTGATGGAACAACGCCGATACAGATGGCGACCGATTCGACTGGATTGACATTAGTCAATACGATAACGTTAAATACTTTGGGCATGCCGACTGTTTCTGGAAATTTTGTTTTTCCGCATATTGATCAAACCTATAGAATTGCTTTGTATCCTAATCAAGCCTCGGCTGATAGTAATACTGGAAGTATTTGGATTACATCCTCATTGACACCCGCTGGAGTGTTGCCAAACTTAGTTGATTCGTTAAATAATTTTAACGAGTTAAGAAATTATACTGGATTACAAGGAGTGGTAACAATTAAAGGAGGCTCTTCAGCGGGCGATGGCCTAGGTGGTACTTTTTTTAAGGTGACAGGAGCGGCACCGGGCACTTATGTAGATAATGGCCATACTGTTATCTTACCGACAGGTGGAAATGGAAGTACAGCGTGGATAGTTATCCCTGAAAGAAATACTCATATCGCGGCTGGAACTGGAGCAGCCTATACAGTAGCGACTTTAACGCCTACGCTTGTCAGCGGCAGAACTTATCGAATTAAACTTAATGTTCCTAATACCGGAGCTTGTACTTTAACGCCAAGCTCAGGGTCGGCAATTAATATCAAAACGAGAATAGGAACTAATCCTATAGCAGGCCAATTGCTCGCTAGTAATTATCTTTTTGAGTACGATGGGACTAATCTTATTGCATTGACTGACGGTGATTTAACTTTTACACACGTAAGCGCTGGAACTGGAGCGGCTTACACTGTTTCTACATTACCACCAACATTAACAACGAATAACGTTCACAGAATATTAATCCACACGGCGAACACGGGGAATTGTACATTAGCGCCTGGAGGTGGAGCAGCGGTAAATATCAAATTATTATCCGGTGCTGATCCAGGTGCTAATCAGCTTTTGAATAAAGTTTATGATTTTTGGTATAACGGAACGAATTTAATTCCACTTAATCCAGAAGATATAAGTTACATCGAGGCTG